AAAGAAAAACAAAAGACAGGTGATACCATTGAACGAAAAGCTAACACCAAAACAAGAGAGATTCATACAGAATATAGTAAGTGGTATGAGCCAAAGAGAAGCATACAAGAATAGTTATAATGCTGAAAATATGGGAGATAAAACGATAGACGAAGCTGCTAGTAGACTATTTAATGATAGCAAGATTAATGCAAGGTACAAGGAACTAATGGAAAAGCTAGAAGATGAAGCTATTATGACAGCTAAACAAAGAATGAAATGGTTATCTGATGTAGTTAATAATATTCAAAAAGAAGATATATATTTAACAGCAGATAAAGGTGCAGAAGGTATGGAAGATGTAAAAATAGGCAGTAAAAATGCAGACTTAAATACTAAGATGAAAGCTATTGATATTCTTAATAAAATGTCAGGAGAATATAAAACTATTTTAGATGGCTCTGTAGGAATAACAAAGAAATTGGAAGATCTACTATGAAATACACAGCAGATTATTTAATACAAAAGAGAAAAGAAAAATGGGAAGAAGCTCGTAGTATTGAATATGATAAGCAATTTAGAGAAGCAGTATCTATAGAGATATTAGAAAATAGTGATTTATTAAATGAATTAAAGAAATACCCTGAAAAGTTAATTGAATTGGTATTTATAGTAGTAGATAAGAATCAACAAACAATGCCATTCTTTTTAAATGAGGTGCAATATAAGTTTATTGATATCTTAAATAAAGCTAAAGATGACTTTGAAAAAGGTTTAATAACAGATATATCAATACTAATATTAAAAGGTCGACAACAAGGATTTACGACAGTTGTAACAGCCTATCAAGAAGCTTGTAGTATTCTTAATAGGAACTTTCAAGGATTTACACTAGCAGATAAGAGTGATAATGCAGAAGCAATATTCCAAAATAAAGCTAAGTATCCTTATTCGCAACTACCAGAAATATTAAAACCTACAGAGAAGTTTAACAATAGAAAGCAATTACTATTTGAAAAGTTAAACTCAAGTTGGGCAGTAGATACAGCTACAAAAGATGTAGGACGTTCAAGGACAGTAAACTTCTTTCACGGATCAGAATGTGCTTTCTGGAAAGATGGAATAGCAAGTATTCAAGCAGCCTTAGGAGAAGCATTTACAAAGAACTGTATTAAGATATATGAATCTACTGCAAATGGATATAATGACTATGAAACAATGTGGGATAGTGGAGTACACATTAATTGTTTCTTTGAGTGGTGGGAAACACCAGAATATAGATTAAACTTTCCTAGTGAAGAAATAAAGGCAGAATTTGAACAAAACATTAATACTAAGATAGATTGGATATGGGAAAGATTAAAGTGGCTTAAAGATGAGGTAAAGCTTGAATTAGAGCAGTTATTTTAGTATTACAAGAAATATGAAGGATATATTGATAAAGATTTAATTAAACAAGAATATCCTTGTAGTCCAGAAGAAGCTTTCTTATTATCAGGTGCTACTGTATTTGATACTGAAAAAATACAAGCAAGACTTAAAACAATACCTAAACCATTAAAGGTTGGGTATTTTCTTTATGACTATGATGATACTAAGCCAGCAGGACAAAAAATTTCTAATATTAGATGGCAAAATGATAAGAACGGATATATTAGGTTATATCAATTACCTAATAGCCCGGCAATGACTAAATACTGTATAGGTGGAGATACAGCAGGAGATGGATCAGACTTCTTTACAGGTCACGTATTAGATGCAAAGACAGGAAAGCAAGTAGCAGTATTAAAGCATAAGTTTGATGCAGACCAATATACTCATCAAATGTATTGTTTAGGTAAGTTTTATTCATACAAAGGCAGAGAACGTACAGAAGATGCCTTGATAGGAATAGAAGCAAACTTTGATAGTTTTCCAATAAAAGAACTACAAAGATTAGGATATACAAATCAATATGTAAGAGAAAAGATTGATGAATATACAGGAAAGAAAGAGAAAAAATTCGGATTTAGAACTACACCTCTAACAAGACCTACAATCATATCAAGATTAGTAGTAATAGTTAGAGATGAAGTGGATAGCATTAATGATAAAGATACATTAAAAGAATTATCTACGATTATTAAAAATGAGAAAGGGAAAGCAGAAGCTCCAGAAGGTAAACACGACGATCAAATGATGGGATTAGCAATAGCACACGAGATGAGAAATCAAGTGTCATTTACTCAAGAAGCTATTACACCATATCCAGAGTTTAGAGATTGGGGAATAGATATTATTGAATCTGATTATGGAGAAGATTTGAATATTATTTAGGAGGTAATATGGATTTTAGAGAAAGATTGTTAAAAGAGTTAGAAGAACTATCAGTAAAAATAAATAAACTAGAAAACTATATTATGAGCAACGTTAGAATAGATACAGATTTAGAAACAATACAATTACAAGCAATGATGGAATATAGACGTATTTTAGAAAAAAGAATATTAAAACTTATGAATGGAAAAGGTGAAAGCTAATGGAAACATTAATTATATGCCTATCTAACCTATTATGCTTCATTGTAGGGGCGAAAGTAGGGCAGAAGATAGTAAGACAAGAGCCAATAGAAATTAACCCTGTAAAGGCTGTAAACAAGGCAATAGAAGAACATAAAGAAGCATTAATAAAAGATGCAGAAGATGAATATTACAGAACAGTTATGCAAAATATAGATAATTACACAGGTGATTCTATAGGACAAGTAGATATACCTAGAAGAAAGTAGGTGAATTATGGATTTAGAAAACTTAAAAGAAACAGAAACGTGGCAGCTATATGAACACGGAAGAAACTTCCTAAGATTGATGGGAGTATTTAGAGATACAGATAGAAACTATCAATTCTATAATGGAGATCAATGGGAAGGTGCTAAGTTAGATGGTATTGAGAAAGTACAATATAACTTTATTGAAACAATAGTAGATTATAAGTTAGGTAAAATCAATGCTAATCTATGGGGGATCAATTACTCTAGTGAGAATTTTGATAGAGAATTTAGACCAATAGCAGAAAAGACTTGTGAACTATTAAACAAGAAAGCATCTAAAGTATGGGAAAAAGATAGAATGGACGGTAAGATACGTCTATTTACAGAAGATGCAGCAGTAAATAGTGAAGGTATTATATATACAGACTTTGATATGGATAATCAAAATCCTATGAATGAAGTATTAAATAAATGTGATGTTCAATATGGAAATGAACAAAGTGAAGATATACAAACTCAACCATACATAATTATCTCTAAACGTGTACCAGTAATAGAAGCTCAAGAGTTTGCTAGAAACAATGGTGCTAGTGAAGAAGAAATAATGCATATTATGGGTGATAGAGATAGTTTTGAACAAGCAGGAGCAGATGCTAAATGGGAAAAAGATCCTATGTGTACTGTAATAACAAAGATGTGGAAAGAGAATGGGACAGTATGGTTTAGTAAATCAGTTAAATATTTAGAAATACAAAAGCCTACTGATAGTGGATTAACACTATATCCATTAGTACACTTTATCTGGAAACATAAAAAAGGTAGTTCAAGAGGTGAAGGAGAAGTTAAATACTTAATTCCTAACCAAATTGAAGAAAATAAAACATTAGCAAGAGTAACATTAAGTATTAAACAAAATGCTTATCCTCAAAAATTAGCAGATGTAAGTAGAATATCTAACCCAGGAGCAATAGGACAAGTTGGATCAATCATTAAAACAAGTGGAGCAGTAGATAATGTTCAAAATGTATTTGGATATGTACAACCAGCTCAAATGAGTAGTGATGTATTTAAACAAATGGGTGATTTAATTAGTGTTACAAGAGAAATCAGAAATGCTAGTGATATTGCTACAGGTGGAATTAATCCAGAAGATGCAAGTGGTAGAGCTATTTTGGCTGTACAACAAGCAAGTGAACAACCATTATCAAAACAAACTTATGCATTAAGAGAAGCTATAGAAGATTTAGCAAGAGTATGGCTAGATATGTGGACAGTATATACACCAGATGGAATGAGATTAGAAGAAGAAGTAATTGATCCTAATACAGGTGAAGAATATGTACAAATGGTAGATATACCAGAAACAGTATTACAAAACCTTAAAGGAGTAGTAACAGTAGATATTACACCTAAAGGAGCTTATGACAAGTATGCACAAGAAGTAAGTATAGAAAACTTATTAAAAGCTGGATACTTCAATGCACAAAGATTAAGTGAGTTAAAAACTTATGTTCAATTACTTGATGATGATTCAGTAATGCCTAAAGCAAAACTACAAGAAGCAATAGACATTATGGAAGAAGAACAAATGAAGATAGCTCAAATAAACGCTCAAGTACAAACAATGCAAATGAAAGCTAAAGCATTTATGGAAGAAGATCCAAATGCTCAAATGCAAGATGTACAAGCAGCAGAGCAACAAATACAAGGTGAAGAAGCACAAGCTCCAGTAGAGTAAGTGCTTTTTTATATATAGACCAAGCCTTAAGTCTTTAAAAGATGTGGAATAGTGAGAAGCAAACTCACACGAAAAAATAGGAGGAAATAGAATGTTTGAAGAAAACGAAAACCCTGTAATAGAAGATATTACTGAAAACGTAGAGGAAACTACAGAAGAATTGACAGACGGTGCGAAGGTAGAAGAAGAAGTTATTGAAGCACCAGCAGTTGATACATTTACTAAAGAACAAGTAGATGAAATGATTGCAAAGAAATTAGCTCGTAAAGAAGCTAAAATCCGTAAAGAGTATGATAGAAAATACGGGAACTTAGAAAACGTACTAAGAGCAGGTACAGGCGAAGATGATATAGATAAAATCACAGATGCCTTTACTAACTTTTACGAAACTAAAAAAGGTATTCAAATACCTAAAACACCTCAACTATCTGATAGACAAATAGAAGTTTTAGCAAATGATGAAGCAAATGTAATTATTGAAGCAGGATATGATGAAATCGAAGATGAGTTAAACAGATTAAGTGATATTGGCTTTGATAATATGACTAAATCAGATAAAGTTATTTTCTTAAAGCTAAAACAAGAAGCAGACAGAATTACTAATGAAAAGGAGTTGAAAAGTATTGGAGTAACTGAATTACCAGATGACTTCAAAGACTTTGCCAAAAAGTTTAGTTCTGAATTATCTATGAAAGAGAAGTATGAGATGTACACAAAACTTAACCCTAAAAAAGAGGTTAAACCAATCGGAAGTATGAAGTCAGGACAAATGAATACTGTTAAAGACCATTATACAGAAGATGAAATTGCTAGATTAAGCCTTGATGATTTAAACGATCCTCAGGTATGGGACGCAGTACGTAGATCAATGACAGGGCAAAATTAAATGGAAAAAGGAAGGAATGATTATTAATGAACGTAGCAATGCAAACAATATGGCATAAAGCTTATGAACGTGCCTTAGAAACAATTACAAGTATGAGAAATCACTGTGATTTTAAATACACAAAAGATTCAAAAAACGCAAAAGAAGTAAAAATCTTAAATGCAGTTAGACCAACTGTTAAAAATTATGTACCGGGAACACCAATTGAGAAAGAATACATCAGTGCAACTGATAAAACATTGAAATTAGACCAATTCAGATATTTCAATATTGCATTAGATGATATTCACGAAGCTCAATCAGTTCCAGGAGCTATGGAAGCAACAGCTAAAGAAGGATCTCTAGCATTAGCAGAAGAAGGAGATAAATATGTTGCAGCTTTAGTTAAAGCAGGAGTTGAAGGTGGAGATATTGAAGCTATCGACGGTGGAGCAGTAACTAAAACAAATGTTATCGAAAAAGTAGAAGATGCATTTGCAGTATTATACGGAAACAACTGTAAAGTATCTGAAAGTTATTGGTTAGAAATAGCACCAAGCTTCCATAAAGTATTAAGACCATCTTTAACTGAGTTATTAACTAACAACGTTGAAATGGCTAAAAAAGGTATCGTAGGACGTTACGGAAACGCTTTCGTTACTATTGAAAACTTATTAGCTAACGATGGAACTTCTGTTTACAATCAATTAAGAACTGAACACGCTGTAGCTTTCGTTGAACAAATCAACAAAGTTGAAGCTTATAGACCACAAGATGCTTTCGAAGATGCATTAAAAGGTTTATATGTATTCGGTGGTTTAGTAACAAGACCAGAAGAAATCGTAGTAATCAAATCTAACATATAATTTAAGGGGGGCAATAGCCCTCTTTTATCGTGTTAATAGACTAGAGTGGGGCAGTACCACTAACACGACCAAGAAGGAGAGAGAGAATGGAAAAGATCGAATATTACACAATAAAACCAAACTTAAAACAAATGTATGGAAAGAAAGTAAATAAAGATACAGTATTTACAGAAAAGACAGAGGACGGAACAGTAGAACAAGAGTTTAAAGATTTAACTTTAACAACTACAATCAAAAAAGAAATGGAACAAGGTGGATTTAAGATTGTAGAAGAATCTACAGTTAAAGTAACAATGCCAGAAGGAACAGTATTAATCTGGAACGAACAAGAAGGATTTATCGTACCACAATATCAAATGTGTACTTTAGAAGAATTAGAAGAAGATATTAAAAACATTAAAGATATATATAACGAAGAACAAACCGAAGAATAATAGGAGGTGTAATAATGACACTAGAAGAATTTAAAACTAATGTTTACTCACTTATTGAAGAATACAGTGAAAATGCAGACGATCTAACAGAAGATGAAGACTTAGCTTTAAAAATGAATAGTTGTATCAATACTATATTGAATGAAATGAGTAGATTTAAAAAAATAGATGCCTATACTACTTTAGAAGTAACAGAGGGTGACAATTTGTCACAAACTGATATAGCAAGTGATATGTACCAATTAAACCTTATTCGTGGTGTTGACTATGAAACTATCCAAAATAGAGTATTATTTAATGAAACAGGAACAGCACAAGTATATTACTACAAATATCCAAAACAAATAACAAGCGAAACAGAAGATGATTATAAGTTTGAATTAGATACAGATGCTTTAAATATTATGACTTATGGAGTAGCAGGACTATTATTAGCTAGTGATATTTCAAATAATTACGGGCAAATTTACACTAACTTATATAGAGAAAAGATAAATACATTAGATTCACGTAAAACTATGCCTAGTGTAACTATCACAGGAGGAATTAATATCTAATGGCTGATATAGTAAGTGGAAGTTTAGTTACAAGAAATTATAAAAACTTTAAAGGTGTAGATTTTAGTAATAGAAAAGATGAAGTGTCATTATATAGATCACCAGATGCTTTAAACGTATGGAAGAATTATAAAAGTAGTAATGGAAGATGCATAGAAACAAGACCAGATGTAGAATTAATCGACACTTTCGATAATACTATTTTTGGTCTGTTTTTTTATACAATAAATACAATAGAACATATGATAGTACATAGTGGTACAAGTCTATATGATATTAATATGTCAACTAAGGAAAAGAAAGTAATAAAGAAAGATGGTATGAAACCTGCAAAGAGCCAAGCGTTTATAAGTAATAACATATTCTTTATTAAGGACGGATTAAACTATTTAGAATATGATGGTGAAACAATAAAAGAAGTAGAAGGTACAATCCCAGTTACTTTTATCAACTGTAAGCCAGAAGGTGGAGGAGTAGCATACCAAGACCATAATATGCTAAGTGCATCAGAACAAAATTGGTTTTGTGCAGATGGTAAATCAAAAGACTATTTCTTAAACGATCAAAAAATAACTAGAGTAGATAAGGTATGGATAACAGGAGCTAATGGTGAAGATATACTAACTACAGATTATACGGTAGACGAAGTAAAGGGTAAGGTAACGTTTAATACAGCACCAGCAGAGCCTAATACAGTAGGGCAAGACAATGTAAAGATACAATATACAAAGAATAGCCAATCAAAAGCAGATAGAATTAAAAAGTGTTCTATCTTAACTGTATTTGATGACAGGATATTCTTTAGTGGTAATGTAGATTATCCTAATTACATATTCCATAGTGAGTATAACGGTATAGTAGGACTAGCAGATCCAAGATATATAAGTGATACAGACTATTATCCAGAAGGAATAGATACAGCAGCAGTTAAGTCAATGGTAGCTGGAAACAATGCTTTATGGGTATTTAAAGAGCCAAGCCAAGCAAATACAAGTATCTTCTATCATATTCCTAACGATATATATAACGAGAATTTAGGAGAAAACCAAAGAGGATATCCAAGTACACACTCTAGTATTGCTACAGGTTGTGTAGGTGGAGCAATTAACTTTAGAGATGATATTGTATTCTTTTCTCCTAATGGTATGGAAGGTATGGCTACTACTGATGTTACAACAGAGCAATTATTAGCTCATAGAAGCGATTTAGTAGATAGTAAACTACTTAATGAATCTAACTATAAGAATATGATACTAGAAGAATGGGAAGGCTATTTATTAGTAATTATAGATAATCACGTTTACTTAGCAGATAGCAACCCAGAATTAAAATATGAATGGTATTACTGGGAATTAGATATGAAAGTAACTTGCACTTCTGTCAAAGACGGAGTGCTTTATTTATGTGGTGATAATAAGATTTATACACTAACAAACAATAAAGAAGAAAGAAATGTAGAAGCATACTGGACTACTTTAGAAGATGAGTTTAAATATCCTCAATATCTAAAAACAACTAATAAAAAAGGTTGTGTAGTAGATGCAATAGGGAACATAACAGTTTCAATGAAATTAGATAATGAATCTTTTCAAAAGATAGATACATACAAGAATACAAAAGGATTTGTAGTAGTAAAGAAGAAAAAGAAAAAATGGAAATCAATACAAATGAAATTTAGTTCAAATAAACCTTTTAGCTTATATTCATCAACTTTAGAAAGTTGGGTAGGCGGATATGTTAAAAGGTAGAAAGGAAGTGAAAACAGATGGCAATTAACTATAACGATTCACGTTTTACTGAATTAGAAAAAGATAAAAATGCAGCCTTAAATCAAAGTAATAGTACATACGATAATCTGATGAACGATAGTAAAGGCTATTATGATAACTTAATCAATCAAAGTAAAGAATGGGCTGATAAACAAGCAGATATACAAAATCAACAAACAGAGTTTGCAATAGATAAAATAGAGCAACAAAAAGATAAAGCCGAAAAGGATTATACAAAAGAGCAAAAAGGTGCATATCAAGATTATATGAAGCAAACAAATGCTTACGGATCTAATATGCAAGCAGCAGGACAAAAAGGTTTAGGTGGAAGTGGTTGGAGCGAAACAATCCAATCAGGTTTTTATAATACATACCAAAACAGATACGCCCAAGCAAGAGAAAGCTATAACAATATTGTTATGAACTATGACAACAACATTAAAGAAGCTCAATTACAAAATAGTTCGGCATTAGCTACTATATATGCAAATGCACAAGCAGAACAATTAGAATTAGCATTACAAAGCTTCACAGTTATTAAAGACTTAACATTAGGTAAACAAAATGCGTATATGGCTTTAGATAGTGAATACAACAATAGATGGAGACAAATAGAATCACAAATTAATACAGAAAATGCTTTAGCAGAACAAATAAGACAAGCGAAAGCAGATGAAGCATATAAACAAGCTGCACTAGCAGAACAACAAAGACAATTTAATCAACAAATGGCATTAGAAAGAGAACAATTTAATTGGCAAAAAGCACAAGCTAGTGCAAGTGGTGGTTCGTCTAGTAAATCTAGTAGCTCAGGAAGTACAAGTGCTAAGAAAACTAATAGTTCAGGAAGCACATCAGCAAGTAAATCTAGTAGCTCAAGTTCAAGTACAAGCAGCACAGTAAAACTATCTAACGGAAAAACTGGATATACAAGTGCTATTACAGCTTATAAGAAATCTGGTGGAGGAACACCATATAGCGAAAGTGCTTTAGTAAGTAAAGGTATAGTTAAATCATATAAATATAACGGTAAAACTTATTACTATGTTCCATAGGAGGTGAATATATGGCTGTTAAAAGAAAAAAGCTTTATGCTTCAAAATTAGAAAAAGCTATAGAAGAATTAGACAACTCCGTTTATGTAGTAGAGGAAAACGGAAAAGCAGTAAAAGATCCAAACTCCTTAAAGGTTGTAGGTAATCAACTTAATACAAGATTAGGGAAAAGTAGTTCTTTTCCTACAACTTCAAAATCTTATGTAAGCACAAAAAAAGATGATGATGAAAACAAATGGTTTAAAAAAGGTGTCTTTAATGATGGGTATGATTTTGGAGATATAACTAAAACAATCTTAGGAACTACAGGAGATGTAGGTGTAGGTGTTTTAAAAGGTATTACTGGTATGGCAGAAGGTATAGTTGACTTAGGTAGATACGGTATATCAGGAGTTGCCGATTTGCTAGGTGCTGATAAATATGCAGAAGATGTAAAAGAAAGAGCAAGACATAACACTACAGAATTTTTGCTTGGTGGTGTAGAAGATTGGGTAGACCAATATTCAGTGTTAGGTAATAAATCGGACAATATAACACAAGCGTTAGGATATGTTGGGGGTATAGTTGGTACAGGAGGATTAGGTTCGGCAGCAGGTTTAGGTACAGCAGGTACAACAGCCTTAACAACAGGCACAACTTTTACTAGCTCAATGGGTAGCGGAATGGGCGAAGCTTATGATAGCGGAGCAACAGATAAAGAAGCAGCAACTTATGGAGCTATTAAAGGTGCTGGTGATGCAGTAACAGAATTAATATTCGGTGGTTTAGGTAAAGGTATTAATGCAGTAGGATTAAGCAAAGGTTTATCTAGTGCAGATGATATGTTAGCTAAAAGCCTAAGTAGTAAAATTAGCAATCAAATTGCTAAAAACTTTGTTCAATTTGGTGTAAAAGCAGGGGCAGAAGGAACAGAAGAAGTATTAGCAGGTATTAACTCTGCTTTCGCTAAAAAACTTACTTATATGTCCGAAGAAGATATAGGTAAACTAATAAAAGATGAAAAATTATTAGATCAATTTGTTGCTGGAGCAATTACAAGTGGTATAGCTCAAAGTGGTATAGTGCCAGGAACAAAACAAGGAAGTTTATTAGAAGCAAATAAAACAGGCAAAGATTTTATTACTGGAGATACTAAAAACAAACAAATAACAACAGAAGAATTTAATCAAGCAGTAAATGAAGAAATACAAAAAGGCAATTATAATTTAACTACAGAAGAAGTAGAAGAAATTAGAATAGAATTACAAGAGGAACTACAAAAAGAAGGGGTAACAATAGTAGATTCTCAAGAAACTATAGCACCAACTCAAAAAGATCCACAAACAAGAACATTATATACAGGATCACCAAATACAAATATTCAACAGTTTAAAGTTGGTGGAGTAGATGGTTCAAAACAATCAGGTGACAGATATGGCAAAGGCGTTTATTTAACTACTAATAAAGATACAGCCAAAGGTTATGCCGGAGAAAGTGGAAAAGTTTACGAAATAAATACAGATGATTTAAACATTTTCAACTTAAATGATACTGTCACTAAAGAAATGAAAGAATCATTAATAAACGAATTAAACAGTGCTGATAAACAATATAGAAATTCTATATTAAGAAATATAAAATCAGAAAAGACATTTACAGACTTTGATAGTGCTGAAAAGTTTTTAGATACACAAGAAGCAATATGGCAAGAACAAGATGGTTATTATGATGCAAATAAGCCAAAAATAAAGAGTGTAGATTATAAAACAAACCAAGCAACTATTGAATATACAGACTTTAATGATTTAGAAAATTCAATAAGCAATTTAACGGGAAATCAACTGTATGATGCTTTAAAAAGCATTAGCACAGATGATTTTTCTTCGTTTATAACAGGAAATGGTTATGATGGTATTTCTTTTGATGAAGATGCTAACAATCAACAATATGTAATTTATAGAAATGAAGATAAATTAAATATTTTAAATAAAGATAATCCTAAAAGTGAAGAAGGACAAGATATAGCACCAGTAAAAGAAAATACAATAGATTATAGTGCAGTAAAAGAAGAAGAAATGCTACCTTATTTAGAACAAGAAAACAAAGGTAGAATGGAATCTATAACAGATAAAGAAGCACCTATTGAAACAGAAAGGAATTATGATTATATTCCTGATACTATTTCAATGGATAAAAAATCATTAAAATCGTTAAGTAAAAACATTAAAACCGAATTAGGATTAAATAAAGCTCAAACAACAGAATTAGAGAATGTAATTCAAGAGTTTAGTACAAACGAAACAGCAACAAGAGAAGATTTATTTAATACTATTCAAGAAAGATTTAGTGAACAAACAATAGAGCATAGAAACGAAGAATTAGCAGAAATTAAGGGAGATTTAAGAAATCGTAGAATTTATGTCGATGATTATTTAAAATCTGAATTTAAAGATGGATTTAATAAAATAAGACAACAAAACTTTAATAAACTTAAATTCACTAATGACGGTATGGAAGTAGATAGTGCATATCAAGAATTAAGCGAATTATTCCCTGCTTATTTCCCTAATGATATAAACAATGCACAAGAAAGACTACAAAGAATAATTGAAGTAGCTAATGAAGATATTATTGATGTAGAAAACTATGTAATACCAAATTATGCAATAAAAGATATAACTGATTTTGTATATGATAGCATTAACGATTATAAGTTTGATGAATATGTAAAAGCAGTAGAACAAGCAAGAAAAAGCCCGATAGACGATAGTATGGTACCTCCTATTATGGAAGAATTAAGCGAATTAACAAGCGAAATCAAAAATATGATGAAAGATACTAAGAAAGAAATAAAGTCGCTTAAAAAAGAAATTAATGGGGTAAAAACAGGTATTAGTGAAGCACTAGAAGATATTACACCAGTTAAGGAAATGAAAGTTAATAAATCGGATCAAGGAATGCTAGATTTAGGCATTAACAAACTTAAAGGAGTAGAAGGGCAACCTAGAAATATAGATGTAGAGCCAATAGATACTAGCGAAGCTAAACAACTTACTATAGACGGAACAGAAGAAGATTTAGTAACAAAAACTAAAAAAGAACTTAGAAAAGCGCTATTAGGAACAGATGCACAAAAAGAATATATTACAAATGTCTTAGATAATGCTAAAAATCGTTCTATGGCTTTAATGAATAATACAGATACTATTAGAAATACTGAATTAGTATTTGGTAGAGATGCAGGGAAAATAATTAATGAGGTTATATTCCAAAAAGAAATAGATAACGAAGCAGATAGTATAGCTTGGCAAAATAAAGAAAGAGATGAAATTAAAGCTTTAGGTATTAAGGCACGTTCTAAAGAATCAGCAGCAGTACAAAAATATGGTGAAAAACAATATATAAATGATGTTGGGGAACTTGTTGCTTATGGTGATAAAGAATTAGCAAGTGAATTTAGTGATGTTGAAACACAAGAAAAAATCAAAAGAGCAGCACAAGTAATTAGAAATAAATATGACAATTACATAGATACAGCTAATGATGTTTTAACTAAACTAGGATTTGATCCAATCCCAAAAAGAAAAGACTATATGCGACACTTCCAAGAGTTAAACGATGTATTTAGTAGATATGGTATTCCATTTAATGCTCAAAATATGGCAGAACACGTACTACCCACTGATATTAATGGATTAACTGAGTTCTGGAGTCCACAAAAGAATTATTTTGCGAATATGCAACAAAGAAAAGGCTTAAAGACTACTTATGATGCTATCACAGGTGTAGATGGCTATATTGGTGGTATTGCCAACTTAATTTATCATACAGAAGATATACAACGTGGTAGAGCCTTTGAAGAACTGATAAGAGAAACTTATGGTGAAAATAAAGGATTTGAAAACTTAGAAAACCTACCAGAAGAACTGCAACAAGCAAGAGCAGAAAAAATACAAGATAATCATTTATCTAATTATGCTGCTTGGGTACACGAATGGACAAACAATGTAGCAGGTAAGAAATCTAAAATAGATCGTTCTGTTGAAAGTGCGTTTGGTAGAAAAGCTTTTAGTTTTTTAGATAATGCAAATAAACAAGTAGGTTCTAATATGGTTGGTTTAAACTTTTCATCTTCATTAACTAACTTAATTGCTCCTGTAAAAGCAGCAGCTAAAACGAAAAAATTAGCAGTATTAAAAGGTACAGCAGATACAATTAAAAACATTTTTATAAAAGATGATTTTATAAGTAAAAACAAATTCCTTACTTCACGTATGGGAACTGATATGTTATCTAAAAATGCTTGGCAAAAGATACAAGATGCAGGTTATGTATTTATGAAAGGTATGGATTGGTATGCTTCTAATCAAATAGTAAGAAGTAAATACTATGAATTAAGAGCTAAAGGTATGAGTGAGCAACAAGCTCATTCAGAAGCTGGAAAATTTGCAGCAAGAATAATGAGTGATAGAACTAAAGGAGCAACACCACAGATATATAATTCTAAAATGCTTGGGTTAATTACTAAGTTCCAACAAGAAGTAAATAACGATTTATATAGTATGTTCTATGATACATATCAAGAATCAAAAGAAAATGCTAAAGGTAATGCTTTAAAAACAGCAGCAGGAATGACGTTTACTTTAGGACAATTATTTGCATACACTCATTTATTCAGTAAAACATTTGAAGCAATAGCAGGATATACACCTACACTTGACGTTGTTGAAATACTTAAAACAGCCTTTGGTTGGGGCGAAGATGAAGATGATGAAAAAACAACAAGTGAAAGATTAAAGAAAGCAGCAGATCAATTAGTAGATGGGTTACCTTATGTAAATATTCTTACAGGTGGTGGACGTATACCTGTAGCTAGTGGGCTTCCTAACTTAGTGGGAGTTGCAACAGGTGGAAAAGACCAATATGGAAATGAATTAACTTTAGAAGATGAGTTAAAAAAACTATTATACTTAATACCTCCAACAGGTGGAAATCAAATTAAAAAGACTACACAGGGTTTAAGTATGTTTGATGATGATTTACCAACAGCAGGATCTTATACTGATAGTGGTAACTTAAGATACCCAGTAGAAGATAATTTAGTTAATCGTATTCAAGCTGCTTTCTTTGGACAATATGCAAACGAAAATGCAGGAAAGTATTTCGATCAAGGAAGAAGTGCTTTAAAAGAAAAACAAATAGAAGAATTTGTAGATTTAGATTTACCTATAGAAGAATATTGGGAATATAGAGATGGACTTAAAGAGTTAGATAAACTTGAAGATAAGTTTGAATATATAAATGACTTAGATGTAACTGATGAACAAAAGAACATTATGATTAATAACATAGTGGATCGTAAAGAAGAAGTTGATATGAGCAATTATGATGACTTTGGAAGCTATGATGAGTTTGACTTTGCTATTAAGAATGAAGAAAAATATGACTGGCTAACAAATAACAATATTTCTTATGAAGATTATGTTGCTAGTGATGAAAGCAAAGAAGCATATAATTGGGCATATAACAACCCTGAAAATTACTTAGTATCAAGAGCAGTTACAGATGATGTAGTAGCATATAGAGAATATTCAAGTGAAATAGATGATATAAGTGCTGATAAAGATTCTGATGGTGATTCTATAAGTGGAAGTAGAAAAGAAAAGGTATTTGCTTATATTGATGATTTAGATATTGAGTATGAACAAAAACTTATCTTAAAGAAAAAATATTATAAAAGCTATGATGATTACAATTATGAAATTGTAGAATACCTAAATAGTAGAGATGATATATCACTAGAAGAAGAATTTACAATCTTAAGAAAATTAGGATTTGAAGTAGATGATGACGGAACTGTTAGATGGGAGTAGGTGATTAAATGGCGAAGAATGATGTAGTAGTAAGAACAGCAGCAGACTTAGAAAGGAAGTATAATTTTGCTTCCCTTCTAGGTTTAAAGAAAAACATAGAAATAACTAATCAAGGCATACAAAAGATTGAAAACGAATTAAATAGTATGCTAAACGCATTAACAATTAATTTAAAAGATGTACTAGATAGCCAAAGTGATGTTTCACTTTGGTTTTATTCTGGTATTCCAACTACTTCTAATGAGCCTTATATCTTATGGGATAATCCTAACGACCATATAGGGGATATATATTACGATCAAAGTTCTGGAATGGTTTATCAATTTAATGAAGTATGGGAAGTAAATGGTGATTCTAATTTAATTGAAGCTATGGCTATTACTAATGCAGAGATAGATACAAGTGAAGATCACGAAAGAATAGTATTTTTTAAAACACCGACACCACCTTATTCAAATGGTGATTGGTGGGTTAAAGAAGATGGTAGCTTATTTATATGTCAAATATCTAAACCTGAAACAGAAATATATGAAAAAGATGATTTCATTATTGCTAATCAATACACTAACGGAACTTATGCAGAAAAAATAAACAACAGATTAACAGTTATAGAAGGTACAGTATCAAGTATTCAACAATCTAACGACAACTTAAATATAGAGTTTGTTAAGCAACAAGAAACATTCGACACTTTAGAAGGTAAAGTAGTAGGTATTGAAGGTAAGTTAGATGATATGACTTTTAACTTTAGTACAAGTGGTTTATCTATTGGAACTTCATTAGATGCCAACAACTCATTATTTGATAACACAGGGATTAAGGTATATAACTACAATAAATTAAATGCAATATTCAATAACAAAGGTTCTGGTATAGATAAATTAATTGTTACTGGTACAGCTCAATTAGGATATTTAAGGTTTACTAAAGGAACTAAGAACAATAAACCTGTAACAAAGATATTCCACTTAAAGAGCTTAATAGAAGATTTGGAGGGTTTAATGTAGTATGGCAAGTTTTAATGGAAATATAGGTACTCCAAGTGGAGGATTTACTCTAAAAGTAGAATATAGTTACACACAAGATAAAGTAAACAATAAATCTATCATATCTAGTATAAAAGGTTATTGTAAGAAAAATAATAGTAGTTATTATCCTTATAATTCTAGTAAAGTTGCAACGATAAAATTAGAAAGATTAAATGATGAAGGAAAATGGGTAACGGTAACAACATTAAGTGATAGTAGTAAATATTCATTTAATGGAGTAAACACTTCAACTTATTTAGAATTTGTAAGTGGAAGTAAGATTGAAATTCCTCATAAATCGGACGGAAAGCAGCAATTAAAAATTACATTCAATGTAGATGGTAAATTAAGTAGTTATTACCCAGTGGGTAGCATTAGTAAAGAAGTAACATTAACAGATATACCAAGAGCTAGTAAAGTGCTTTGTACAAGCCCATATATAGGTGACGTTGCTACAATCACAATAGATAAGAAAGTAGATAGTTTTACAAGTACAGTAACTTATGAAATAGGAACATTAAAAGGTACTATTGCCACAAAGACAA